GGGTTACGGAATCCCACAGCTGGCTCATCGGAGGCAACTGCTTGACAAGCATGACAGGAGTGCCGGCGGTAATGCCACTGATCGGAATGCGGGCGATCGGAATCCATACGGTGCCGGAATTGTTCAGGATACTACCCGACGGCACCGTGGGGTCAGCCGCCGTGCCACTGGTGGCGGCGCCCTTCAGCACCGCGAGCGCGATCGTTTCGATGTTGTTCGAGTCTCGCGTGTATTTCACGCAGATTAGGTCGTTGCGGTTCCGTCCCGTGACTCCGCTTTCGATGGTGACGGTTTCCGCGGCGGTGACGCGTGCGTATCGTCCTTCAATCACGAGATTGAGGACCGGGATGAGCGCTTTGTTTGCTGACTGCATGGTCACGGCGGGGAATTTGCCGTCGCTGCCCTGCAGTAGGTAGTTGCCGTTTCCGACCAGTCCGGCCTGCATGGCTCCTTGGTCGCTGGATGTGATGTGCGGAGCGCCGGCCTTGCCGGTGATGAGATTCATGGTCATGGTCATTCCTTCCTATCTGTTGTGTTGTTGAGGTATGCGGCGTAGGCGGCGTCCTGCGTGGCTGCCAGCGCTTTGAACGTCTGCCAGCATGCGGTACAGACGAGCGCGCCCTGTGCGACTCCGTCGACGGTGGTGTGGGTGATGTCGTGCCAGTCGCTGGAGGTGCGTGGGTCACCGTCGGCGAGGTATGCGGAGGCGTGGCATCGGTCGCAGGTGTATCTGGTGATGTTCGTGGTTCGTGCCATTGATGTTCCTTTCTCTTTCAGGCTGTGCGCTGGTAGATGTGTCCCGGAAGCGTCGTGCCGCATTCCTTCCAAGTGCCTCCGTAGGTTGTTCCCGGATTGGCCGTGGAAGTGGTCCAGTAAAGGGAGCCCACGGGGTGGGCGGCGATGAATGCCTGGCTCACGCTCATGCCGTTGTCTCCCTTGTCACCCTTCGGCCCTTTGGGCACGACGTAGCTACCGACGCCTTTGACAGTCACATCGCTACCGTTGATGGCGGTGACCTGCCAGAACCCAAGTTCAAGACCATCTGCGGCTGGATATTGGTCAAAAATGGTGTCTCCGACCTGCAGGTTTCCATTTGGCTGAATACCAGATAGGGCAATTTTTCTCACTTCTCCGCCCGCACCCGAACCGTTGATGTCGCCATTGAATTTCCGTAGGCTCAGTCCTCGTGGCCCAGTGGCTCCCGTTGGACCCTTCGCCCCGGTGGCGCCGGTCGCTCCGGTGGCCCCGGTCGGGCCTTGCGGTCCTTGCACTCCCTGCTTGCCTTGCGGTCCGGTGTCGCCCTTGGGGCCTTTGACGTTGCCGAGCAGAATCTTCGTCATGCGTGCTCCTTATTTTCCGTCGTTGATCGTGTAGTACAGGTCGCCCGTCGTCGGATCGTAGGAGACGGGAGCTTCTGACACGGTGGCCGTGTCCGCGTATACGGCGTACAGGTCTCCGTTCGGATCGACCTGGAGCGTGAAGAATCCTGATGCGGGTGCCGTCACGCCGCTGGCGCCCTGCGGACCGGACGGCCCCTGTGGACCCTGCAGTCCCTGAACGCCCTGCGCTCCTTGCTTGCCTTGCGGGCCGGTGGCCCCGGTAGCTCCAGTAGAACCGGTGGGGCCAATGGGACCGGTAGGACCAGTAGGCCCGGTGGGACCTGCTGGCCCGGCCGGCCCGATATCCCCTTTGTCTCCCTTGTCACCCTTCAGACCTTCAGGGCCTTGCGGACCAGTAGGCCCGGCGGCTCCAGTGGCTCCTTTGGGGCCTTGCGCACCGATGATGGATTGACGGGAAATCGTCTTTCCCGTGAATAGGCTGCCGGACTGTGAAACGCACTGCCAGACGATGCTGTATTTTCCGCCACCTGACAATGCGGTCGAATATTCGTTGGCGAGTGGTGTTCGGTTCAACCATTCGCTCACGTTCCCCGTGAAAGTGGATCCCACCGGATATTCGCCGACGAGGGATTTCTTCATCACGAGCGCCGGAAGGCCGACGTCGCCTTTAGCTCCCTGAACGCCCTGCGCTCCTTGCTTGCCTTGCGGGCCGGTGGCCCCGGTATCGCCCTTGTCGCCTTTGGGGCCTTTGATGTTGCCGATCAATAGTCGCGCCATGTGTCACCTTTCCGGGATGTCCACGTACAGGTTCCCGCTCTCGGAGTCCCAGACGAACGAGGGTGGGTTCGTGTTGTCCGGATAGTTCACGTACAGGTCGCCGTCGCCTTCCATGCTGAGCGTGAAGAAGCCGTTCGAGGGGGCGGATACGCCGCTGTCGCCCTTGTCACCCTTCTCCCCTTGCGGGCCCTGGATGCCTTGGGAACCTTGGATGCCTTGTCTGCCCTGGGGGCCGGTCGCTCCCTGTGGACCCGTGGGACCCTGCGGACCTGTGGAACCCGTCGGGCCTTGCGGTCCCGCCGCGCCGATCGCGCCGGCATCACCCTTATCGCCTTTCTCGCCGCGTATCCCCTGCAGTCCCTGCGGGCCTTCGGGACCGGCGACGCCTTGCGGCCCTCGCTCCCCGGTCGCTCCTTTCTCTCCCCGAGGACCGGTGGGTCCGGTCGCTCCGGTGGCCCCCTGTGGTCCTGTGTCGCCCTTGTCGCCCTTCTCCCCTTGCGGACCCTGGTCGCCTTTCGGAAGCCCCAAATTCAAGGTTTTGTCGCTGCCGGCGCCCGTGAGCGACGCGCTTGCCTGTGCGCCGGGGGCGAGCGTGTCCACCGAACCGATTTTCAGGCCGGTGATGTAGTCACCTTTCGGCTGTTTACCCGACAATGCGTTGTTGAGCGAGTCGATGTCGTTTCTGGTCACGTCGGCGCTGAACGTCCAATTATCAAGCTTGAGGCCGGCTCCAGCGTAGTAGGCGTGGCCACCATCCCCGATGGAGGATTCTCCGCTGTTGCCGCCGGCGCTGGCGCCTCCGGATTCGTAGGTGACGGTGAGCACGCCTCCCGAAACCTTGACGATCTTCTTGGAGATCTCGGCAGTGACGACGAGGCCCGTGTTGTTGTCACGGCCCGTGACCAGGTCGCCAACGTCCGCGTCGATGCCGTCGGGAATGTCCACGTCGATGGTGCTGGTGTTCCGAAGTTCCTGGAATTTCTGCCTGCCCTTGTCCTCGAGCTCGTCGGCTTCGGCGTTGGACAACTCGTATGTGGCGGTGCGTTCGTCAAGCCCTTTGAGTATCTGCGTGTGGCTGAACGTGCCGTTCGCGTCGGCGTACCAGTGGATGACGGTACGGTCCTTGAGTTCGCCCTTGCCCAGGCAGATGAGATGGTTGATAGGGTGCGCCGCCTGTTTGGCGGTGAAGTCGATGAGGTCCGAGTCGATGCTGTCGCCGATCGTGCGGACGGGCATGGCGCTCATGGCCACCTTGTCGCCGTCATTACGCAACCGGAGTTTGAGTCCGCTTGCCCTGAGCATCTTGACCAGACCGCTGTACAGGTCCACGTACCGGTCGAACTGGCAGGTGGTCTTGCGGTCGGCGCTTTCGTCGGTGACGGTGAACAGGCCTTGCAATCCCGCACGGCTGACGAGCGTGCGCATGATGACGGGAATCGTGCCGGACAGGGTGAGGTAATCGTTGTTCCCGTCCGGTTCGATGATCTTCGAAGCGAGCACTCCATGCCAGTCGCGGCCATGCCATGTGACGGTGGACAGGCCTCCGTCCACGTCGACATCCGTGTCGTCGATGATGCCGCCGTACTCGGTGCCGTCGATCATGATGCGGCTCCCCGCCTTGAGCGCGGCGTCTTCGACCTGCAGGTCGAAGTCGTTCTCCCCGCTACCGAACGCGAGGTCGAGCGTGTATGAGGCGTGGCTCGCCACGGGTTTGCCTGTGGCGTCGGTGACGATCAGGTCCATGGCGGTTCGCTCCTTTCCTCGCAGACCGTCAAGTCGAATTGGAATCCTCCCGGCCAGCTGATCGGCTGTGTTCCGGGCGCGAGCGGTTGGAACACGTACCGGCCGGAATCCTTGCCCGACCCTCGCACGGCCTGCGCGAAGCAGTTTGTGGCGAGACCTGTGCCGCTGACCATGGTGACGGTCCTGACATCGCCGGTGCCGTCGATTTCCAGACGCGAGCCGGATGGCACGGTCACGTCGACCTCGTACCGGTTGTTTCCGATGATGACGTACGGTTGCGCGCATGGTCCGAATATCGTGAGCTTGACCGGCTGCGGGATGGACGTGTCGTTGACGATCTCGGCACCCAATGCCATGCCGGCGAAATCATGCGGATAATCATGCGGATAGTCAAGGTCGGCGGTTCCGGAATCGTATCGCGGCGTGAAATGCGTCATGGTCGGACGGCGCCACACGCCATCGGCCAGCACGATGGTCAACTGCGTCTCGACCATCGTGGGCGTGATGGATTGCGGTTCGCTTTTCGTGATCCACGCTTTGGCTTCCCATTCGCCGTCGGCCACGAGCGTGCCCGGGTTCCCGGATGCCATGTCGGCGTCCGCGAAGCGGCGCAGTAGGTCGAGCGTGGCTGGAGAATCGTGGATCTTCACGGTGACTGTCGCCTCGCGTGCCTTGCGGGTGATGCCCGTCATGCCACGTGAGGCGAGGCTGTAGTCCCAGACGCGGGCTCGCAGTCCCGTGAGCGTCTCGCCGTACAGCGGCCCCTCGAAGCAGATGCGCTCACCTGTGGCCGCGCACACGTATTCAAGCGATTGCACTTCTCACCTTCCTTGCGAAGTCGCGGTCCCCTATCGTCGGCGTACACCTGGCGATGATCGATCCGAGGTCGTCGTGCAGCGATTCGACGGCCGCGATGAGTTCCCGCAGATCGCCGTCGCCGGCATTGGCGCCGGTGCCGGCCGTGACGTTCAGCCTGCCGGTCTTCGACCAGTCCACGTCGGAGAGGCTCATCGTGGAGACGAGCGAATCCATGGAACGGCTGACCACATGCGCGGAATCGTCGATGCCCAATGCCATGCCACGTCCGACCATCACGCCGACCTCGTCGCGGAACACACGCGACGGGGAATGGATGCCCAAAGCGTTCTTGGCCTTGTCCACCAAGCCCGACAACGCGTTGGTGATGCTGGAATACAACGAGCCGACCATTCCTGTGATGCCGTTGATCAATCCTTGGATGATGTTGCGTCCCGCGCTGACGAGCCAGCTTCCCGCGCCGGACACCGCGCTCCGGACGGTTCCGCCGATCCCGCTCACGACGCTCCCGACACGGCCAACCATGTTGCTTACGGTGCCGACGATGCCGCCCCAGACGCTCGACACAATGCTTCCGACGCCATTCCACAACGCGGCCCACACGCTCCGGATTGTCGAGCATGCGGCGGATACCACTCCGCTGACCATGCCGACTCCCGCGGAAACGACACCTTGAATGCCGCCCCACACTGCCGACACGATGCCCTGGATGGCCGACCACGCGGCGCTCCAGTTCCCGTTGACGACCGCGAGCGCCAGTTGGATGATGCCTTGGATGACGGCGAGTGCGGTGCTGATGACTGTGGTGACGATGGTCCATGCGCCTTGTACGACGGTGGATATGGTGTTCCATAGTCCGTTCCAGACCGTGCTGATGATGGTGACGGCGGTTTGGAAGATGGTTTGGATGTTCTGCATTCCGGCTTGCAGGAGTGGTGTGATGGTGGTGATGAATGTTTGGATGCCGGTGATGATCGCGGTGAGCGCGGTCATGATGATGGGGCCGATTGCGTTCCAGACGTTTTGGAGGACGGTGGTGATGAGTGTCCATCCGGTTTGCCAGATTTGCTGGATTTGGCTCATGGTCTGGGTGATGAATATGGCGATGGCTTGCAGGATTGGCTGGCATGCGGTGCTGATCTGGTTCCAGATTCCCATGAACCATGTGGCGAAGCTGTTCCAGAGTCGTTTGCCCGTTTCGGTTTGGGTGAAGAACCATGTCAGCGCGGCCACGACCGCGCCGATGGCCACGACAAGCATGCCGATCGGATTCGCATCCAAGGCAGCGCTGAATGCCAATTGCACGGCGGTAGCAGCCTTGGTCACCGAGCTCCACGCCGATTGAGCTGCCTTGACGATATTGAACGAGCTGGCGAGTTGCTTCAGGCCGCCCGCCGCGCTTCCCACGTCGGATAATTTGCCGATCAGATCGAATGCGGCCGTGGCGGTCTTCTCCACGCCGGAGGCGGTCGCGGAAATGGCCTTCAGTCCACCGGAAACTGTCTTCAGCCCGGCCGAGACGATATCCCAGCCTTTGACCGCGAGCAATGCAATGGTGATGGCTTTCAACGCGCCGGATACCAGTGCGCCGTTCCGCTGCGCCCACTGTCCGACCGACTGCAGCCAGCCTCCCACCGTCATGAGCACGCCGGTCAAAGTGTTCAACAGTCCGGCGAAGCTCTGCGCCGCGGAACTGGCGGTGCGCGCGCTGTCGTTGAAGCCGAAGGCCTGCGAGACCGCGGCCGCCAATCCGGAAACCAGCGAGCCCAATCCGGAGATGACGCCGGTCAGGCTTTCAAGGAACGGCTGCAACGCGCCCGTCTCGATGAACGTGTTGACGAACGTCTTCGCCCATCCCGCCGCGTTCGACAACGCCTGCGCGACCGAAGCGACCACTCCCGCGAGCGCGCCGGCGGTTGTGGAGAACATTGTGGCGGCTTCGCCGCCATTGTTGAGTCCGCCTATGAGTGATGTGATTGCGTTCCAGAGGCCAGTGAGTTGGCTTTTGAGGCTGGCCGTCGCCGAGGCGAGCATCTGGAAGCCGGGGATGTTGGAGATCGTGTCGCCAAGGTTTTTGAGTTTCGCCTGTGTGGCGGGTATCGCGTTCTCGAGACCTTGTTGGAGTGCCGCTCCGACTTTTTGCAGGGTTGGTGTGACGTCTGCGGTGAATGTATCGATGAGTGGGATGGCTTGGTTGAACAGGCCGCGTAAGCCGTCGAGGACTGGTGTGGCGGCTGTTTCTCCGAGTCGGCTCAACGCGGCTTTCACGTTGGCCAGGGCGCCGGTGAATGTGGTGCCTGCGGATAGTGCGGCGCCGCCTAGGCCTTCCTGCATGGCGTCGGCGAAGGTTTGGAAGTCGATCTTGCCGTCCGAGACCATGCCGGACACTTCGGCGCTGGTCTTGTTCAGATGCTTGCCGAGCATCTGAAGCACAGGGATGCCGCTCGACATGAGCTGGAGCATGTCGTCGCCCTGGAGCTTGCCTCGCGCGGCGACCGATCCGAAGATCGTGCCGATGTCGGTCAGGCTACGGCCGCTGATCTGCGCAGTGTCGGCGACGGTCTTGAGGACCTGTGTGAGCTCGCCGCCCTCCTTGACGCCGGAGGCGGACAGGCTGGCCGCGACGGTCGCGGCGTCGCCCAATCCGAACGCGGTGCCCTTGACGGATGCGAGCGCGTCGTTCATGATCTCGGTGACGCTCGCGCTGTCGTGGCCGAGGCCTTTGAGTTTGGCTTGCGCGTTCTCGATGTTGAGGGCGCGGGTGAAGCCGCCTTTGGCGGCCAATGCGGTGATGCCGCCGGCGAGGGTGGCGATCGCGCCTGTGCCGACCTTGCCGATTTTGCCGAATGCTCCGCCGATCTTCGAGATGAGGGTGCTGGAGCTTTTCTTGGAGGCTTTGTTGACGGCGTCGCCGATGTCGCCTTCGATGCTTTTGCCGAATCCTTTGCCGGATGGTTCGACGTGGACGTATGCGACGCCTATGTCCTGTGCTGCCATCGTGTTTCCTTATTCGTAGGTTGGGATTCCGATGGCGGTCGGAGTCAGAGGTCGTCGTTGATGTGGAAGTAGGCTTTGAGCCGTTCCCTGTCCTCGCGTTGACGGCGGGTGAGGTTGTGCGTCGGGGTTGGCGGGCGGAGCGGGTCGTGCTCGTGGTCGAACCATGGGCGTTTGCGTTGTCCGGACAGCGTCCAGACCGCCTGTTCGGCTCCGTCGGGCGCGTAGACGGCGTTCTGCAACGCCATCCACGAGTGGCTCGTATGGTCTTTGAGGATTTCGCGGGTCAACGCCCAGGCGAGTCCCCAATCGACTCGTGGACGTTGGCCTTCAACCCATTCCCGGAAGCGTACGGGCCTGTAGATCTGCCCGTACGCTCGGATCCAGTCGTAGGCTAGCGCCGCGCGGTGGTTGTTCCAGAGGTGGGCGAGGTAAACGCTTTTGGGTCCAGTCCGGATTCGTCGGCCCACGCCTTCACCGTGGCGATGAGGTAGGCCATCGGACGTTTGGTCTTACGTAGCGCGGTCCAGAAGTTCGGCTGCGCGTTCTCGAAGTATGCGAGGAACGCGGCCATGCACGCGCTGGTCTCCTCGTCGGAGAGCGTCGGCCTGCTCTTGACCAGGAGGATGGCCTGCACGAGTTCGATGGGCAGTTCCGCGTTGTTGAGGTTCGGCAGGTCGAGTTTGACGCCGGCGACCTCGAGGTGCACGTCGGGTTTGAGCTCCTCCGCTTCGGTCAGGTCTACGTCCACGACATGGTATTCTTTGTCGCTCATGTTGGCTCCGTTCTAATGGTTGGCGGTTGAATGGGTGTCCCGTGCGGCCGACCGCCATCGGCCGCACGGGAAGAATCAATGGGCTACTTGGCGTCTTCGGTGACGAGGCCCCATGCGTGGAACTGTTCGCCGTTGGTGCCCTTGAGCATCTTGAACGTCATGCTGAAGTTCATGATCTCGCTGGATTTCAGGCTCACGTCGTCACGGTCGCTCACCTTCGCGTTGGTGCCGTACAGGAGGAACGGACGGTCCTGCTGGTCGAGCGCGACCAGCACGAGGATCCACTCCTTCTTCAATCCGGCGCCCTTGATGCTGATGCCGCCGTCGGATTCCACGTCCACGTCGAAGTAGGCGGATACCACGTCCTTGCGGCCTTCCATGGCGGCGAGCTGCAGGGTCCAGTAGCCCGGATCCGTGTCGGACAGCACGATGTCGCCGTTGTGGGCCTTGTAGTCGGTGCTGTCGCCCGGTTCCGGATGCAGTACGGCGCCGTCCTCCGTGGAGTAGCCGATCGGCTTCTTGCTTGCCGGCGGGGTCCAGGCCACTCCGGTCGGAGCCACGAACGTGCTGTCGCCCTTGGGGAACAGGAACAGCGCGTAGTTCTTGATCAGGCGCACGTTGCCTGCGGTGTTGCCGCTGGACACGTACCCGTAGTCGGTCGCGCCCTGCGCGGCGACGGTGGTTTTTTCGTTGTTGTCAGACATTCGTCTGCACCTTTCCGTTCTTCGCGTGTGGCGGCACGTTGTCTTTGGTTGTGTTTCAGTTGACGGTGACCTCGAGCAGGAGCACTCCGTACGCGCACACCAGCCTCTTGTCCTCGTCAGTCATGCGTACCGGCCCGGATTCGAGTGACGCGTCGATGAGCGGCGCGACGGTTCCGAGCCCGATGATCTCCCTCGCGATGTCGGCCCACAGGCGTGCGGCCTTGTCCCAGTCGCCCGTATGGTCCTCTCTCATGCAGCGCACGCTCAGCCGCAGCCGCACGTACTGCGAGATTGGGGTGCTCATGCCCTGCATGGAGTCGGCCAGCGTGGCTTCGGTGAAGGGAGGTTCGAGGTCGCTTCGTTCGATGGTGTCGAACGTCACGTCCGGGAACAGTGTCCTCAGTTTGGGCAGGAGCAGGGGTTCCGTGCGCCGGGGAGTGACCGGGATGCTCATACGCGCATCCTTCCGAGCGTGTCCTCTAGCGTGCCGTGCGCCTTCTCCACCGGTGCCGGGCAGATGATCGCCACGCCGCTGCGGTTCTTGCCGTCATGGTCGCGGACCATGCAACGGTCATCCTCTACGGCGGCTTCGGCCGCGTCCCTCATGCGCGAGCGCAATGTCTCGTTTTTGAGGACCTGTTGGCTGAACGCCTTGCGGTTGAATACGAATCTGCATCGTTTGGCCATGCTTATCCTTCCCGTTCGCCCACGGTGATGACGTCGCCGATGTGGCGTCCGTGGAGGTTGTTCCACACTTGCGGTTTTCCTTTGACGGGCAGGAGGATGCCTCTGACTTTGATCAGGTCGGTGGCTTGGATGCCGGATGGTTGGCTACCGCGGATGTGGATCGTGTATTCGATGGTCCGTGGACTGGCGTTCTCCTCAACCTGGTCGATGGTGGAGGTCGGGGCGACCAAGGCCTGGAACGTGCCGACGCGGACGGGTTTGCCTTGGATGGGGTTGCCGTCCGTGTCGGTGGTGGGCTGGCCGCGCCAGATTTCGATGGTTTCCACTAGGACGTCTCCCCCGTTGCCATGTCGACGCTGAACGCGCGTTGCGCGTTGATGCCGAGGATGCGTTTCTCGTCGTCGCGCAGCCAGAGGTCGCCGGTGGGCGCTCCGAAACTGTATTGTTCGCTGAAGCTGCCGGTGGTCTGGTTCATCTGCGTGATGCCGCCGGGAATGTCGTACGGGTCGGCCTGCATGATCCTGCGGACGATGTCGCAGGTGATCTTCGTCAACAGTCGTGGCCGTTCGTCGAGGAGCCGCCGCCAGTTCGGGGAGCGTTCCTTGACGTAGTCGGTCACGTCCGCGAGATGCGTGTCGGCTTTCTCGCGTTCCTCGTCGGTGAGCTTGTGCCACCTCCGTTCGAGATCGTCGGAGGTGGCGAACATGTCGGGCTCGTCCGTCATGGTCACTTCTTGTCCGGCAGTTTGACCGCCCCGGCGGATACGAGGCCGGCGATGATGTCGTCGAACTGTTTCGCCAACGTGTTGAACGCGGTGACGAGTTTGTCGAATTCGTCCTTGGTCGGAGTGTCCGCCGCGGCCTCGGCGATGTTGCTGTCGACGTTGCCGATCGCTTGTTCGGGCGCGTACTGCTTAATGCCGCCGAGGGTGTCCTCGCCGGCCGCCGGCAGCTCGTAGGCGCTGGATCCGGCGGAGAAGTCCGTGCCATCCTTGTTGACAAGGCTCACCTGCGCGTCCAACGGTCCGATCGTATGCTTCTTCTTACCTGACGGATTGACCACAAGGGTCTGGATGGGGAAACTCATCGTTCACCTCATTCCGTGGCCTTGAGTACGGCGAACGCCTTCGGATCGATGATCGCGAACGCGTACATCGCCTCGGTGCGGTATGCGATCTGGTTATGGGCCTTCAGGTCCACGCCGGTCTGGTCCGGATCGCCGTAGGCGATGATCTCGCTGGTCAGATCGCGGACCATGCCCCATTTGATGAGGCTGAAATCTCCCATGAACGCGAGCACCTTCGTCGGGGTCTTGGCCAGTCGGCCGTTGACGGTTCCGGAGGTCGCGGCGGTGATGCCGTCCAGGCTGCCGGCCTGCAGGTTCAGCGGGATCTCCGGGTAGAAGCGCATGCCGGTGGAGGGGACGCGCAGCTTGCGCAGGCGGGACGCCCAGGTCTTGGACAGGGCGACACCGTTGATGTCGTAGGAGTCGTTCAGCGCGTCGGCCAAAGCGTCCACGTTGCCGATCTCATCCTCGGTGGCGATCACCTGCACGGCGGACGTGCTCAATGGGTCGAATCCGGAGAGCGCCTCACCGGTCTTGGGGTTGATCGCATGGTAGATCACGTAGTCGAGGGCGCGGCCCAGTGCGGCTGCCTGATCGGCCTGGATGCTGCGGATGATCTGCAGCTGGTTGTCCTCGTCGGCCCACTGGAGTTCGCTGGTGACGCGGGTGGTGGTCTGCACCTTGAAGCGCTTCGCCACGACGGAGTCCACGGTCTGCTCGTAGCTGCTCTTGACCGCGCCTTCGGCCACTACCTCGGCTTCGCTCTTGCCGTTGAACACGAGGTAGTCGGCGTCGGAGAAGATCTGTGGCGTGCTGGGGCTCAGGGACGCGATGGTGCTGGTGTCCTTGGCCTTGTTCACGATTTCGGTGGCCACGCTCACGGGGAGCTTGATCTGGTCTGTTTTCATCGCCATGATGACTTGTCCTTTCGGATGGTTGGGTTATTCGCCTAGGAGCTGGTGGATGTACGAGAGCTCTTCGGCGTCCTTGTTGTTGTTCTGGTGCGATGGAGAGCCCGTCTGGTTCCTCACCTGAGGCGGCTTGGATGCCGGATGCAGCGCCGCGTGCAGGAGGTCCGCATGCGCCTCGAGTTCCTCCTTGGTTCCGCCGCGCAGCAGTTCGGCCGGAACGTCCTTGTCTTTGGCGACTTCGGACACCCATTCCGCGTGCTGCTTCTCGGCCGCGGCGTCGTCGATCTGCTTGCGCAGCGCCGCGTTCGATTCCTTGAGTTTGTCGATTTCGCTCTTTCCGGCGTTCTCCATCTCGTCGAGTTTCATGGCCTTGGACTTGAGCTCGTCGTAGTCCTTGTACTTGCCGCGCTCCTTGGCCAGTCGCTTCTCGACGATCTGGTCGACCTGTTCCTGGGTGAACGACCTCGGCTCACCGCCGTCGCCACCGTCATTGGAACCGCCCTCGTCGCCACCGCCGTCGATGAGACGGATGTGTGCCGGGAATCGGAATCTGATGGACATGCTGCTCTCCTTTGCTGTTTCCCGTGGATTCGAGTTCGACCGCGCCACGGTGCGCTGTATGGTCCTCCCACGCGATACGGCGCATGGTCGCCGCCAACCTGAATGGCTGGCCGAGTGGTGGATGCAGGATTCGCACCTGCGCGGCTGTGAAGCGCCCGAGTTACAGTCGGGTCCATTCGTCTGCTCTGGCAATCCACCGAAATCAATGGTTTTTGGTAAAATAGAAGTACCGGAGGTCCCGTGCAGACTTGAAATAATAGCCTATTCGTGCGGGAGTGCCTCCGGGTTTTTATTGCAGCTCGATTTCTCTCATCCCGTTGTTGTCCAATAGGAACAAACGTCTGATCTTGTTTTTCTTATGCAGCGCGTTATAGCGGGAAAGTTGCGTCACCAGTTTCTCCGGAGCCGAGTATCCAGTGAGATCCACAATGAATGCATCCTTCACGACACCATGCTGCTCGGCTTTGGATACCGCTTTTGAGATGTTCTTCGAAATGGATCCGTAGTCTGGGCGTTTTTGCCGAGATGACTTAACCTCGCACTCAAGGTCTTGCTCAATCCATTTCAAGTCATTCGTCGATTTGTGCCCCAAAGTATCGCGTGGAATCCATTCGTAATGCTGTCCGAGTGACTTGAAATGTTCCAGGAACACGATTTCATGCATCTCAAGGACGTCTGCGTCTACTGGGACGCCAAGCGCCTTCTGCCTTCCATCCCATCCTTTCTTGCTTAATGATTTCTCGTCGCGCATGCCGGTGAAATCATGTTCGACTTTGAAAGACGCACGTTTCTTCGGCATGATCCCGTCGCTCAATTGCTTAGGGAACTTATGACGCATAACGAATGTGACGGCATTCGCGTCGGCCGAATCCAACTTGATTCCGGCTTCCTCGGCGGAGGACTTCCAATTCTTTCCCAATGCGTTGCCGTTGATGGCTTGCACGGCCTGATCGTACATGGCTTTATACTTCGCTTGGTCATAGCCGAAGATCTTGTCCTTGCCCCAGCTGCACACGGGAATGCAACGGCATTTGCCGTTATGGAAAGAGCCGCCGAAGTCCGCGCTTTCCTCACTGGTGTATGCGAATCCTCGGCTGGCGAGCATCACGCAAAATGCACAAGGATTGGAGCCTCGTGGGACGCGTGCCCATCCAGGATGCGTCTCGTCGGCGTCGCGGTTGTTCTGCGTGGTCAATCGTACAGACCTGCTCATCATGTCGGCAATGAACTGCTGCCAGTCGTCCACCGTCTTCAGGTCGGGCCAAAGGTCTTCAACAGTCAGCCCGTTGGCGTTGCCATGCTTCAAATTAGTGTAGTTATGCCCATTCCAATCGGTTCCAGTGAAACCGCCTACCTGACGGTATAGCACTTCATATTCGTCGCAAGTAGATGAGACGTAGGGCGGCATTTTGATGCCGGCGTATTTCTGCCACAGGTTCCTGGTGTCAGTGTAGTACCTGCGTGATCGTTCGGACGCATCGCGGGTGTACCTGAGCACTATGTCTTGTCGTTCCAACGGTTTCGCGGATTCCATCGCGTCGGTGGCGTCGTCTGTCAGATTCTCAAGATCAGTCTCGTAATCCCTATGCAGTTTCTCCAGTTTCTGACGAAGCTGCGCTTTCGCCGGTTCCGGCAGATCCAGATTGTTCAGATCCATCCGTCACCTCCGAGGACGCCGCGCTTCTGTCCATGAGCTGGTCGATGCGTTGTTCCGATTTCTGCCGTTGCTGGTCGGCGCGTAGGCGGGTGATTTCCTCGCGGGTCAGGCCGAGACGTTCGAGTCCGACATCGGAGTCGGCGTAGCCGGTGATCTTGTCGGCGATCTTCGTGAACGCGTCGGCGCGCGCCGCGTCGGAGATTTCCCTTGTGGGCGCCCATACCGGATGCACGTCGCGCATGGAGTCGGGTATCGTGTTCGCGCCTTCGCGCAATGCCACGGCGATGCCCATGGCCCGTTTGAGTTCCCGTCCGAAGGCCACGTTCTGCTTGTCGGCGATGCGCGTCAACCGTCGTTCGGCGGATGCCATGGCCTCGGCGCTGGTCGGATTGTCCAACGTGATGCCCAGATAGTCGACCGGCACTCGGGTCTGCGAGGCGACGAGCATGGCCAAGGTCTTGAGCATGTCCGAATGGGGCGTCATGGACGCCTGCTGCACCTGATGCAGTTGGGGAAGCTCTCCGTTCTCGTCCGCGGTGATCGCGTTGATCGCCTGGATGAGACTCGTCCATGTGTTGCTGCTGAACGCGTCCCTGTTCGCTCCGATGAACCAGAGTTTCGGAACGGAATAGAATTCGGCCGACGCCTCCATGCGGACCACGGTGCGGAATCCGGCGTCGACGAGGCTCATGAGCGAACGGCTGATGCGGCTGTGGCCGAATGGCCGGTCCATCTGCCTGTCGTAGGCGAGCGCGACGGCAGTCGGCTGGTCGAAGTTCGTTTCGATTTTCTCCGCCCGCCATGGGGTCAGGTGGCCGGAGCATTCGTAGACCTTGCCGGGGAGCCACACGTTGAACGCGCAGATTCGTCCGTCCTTGTCGTCCTCGGTGATGGTCAATGCCGCGGCCAGACGGTGGTTGCGTCGGTCCCAGATTCCAGCGGACCAGTCGGCGGAGCGTGGGATCATGCTGATCCGGTCCGGATTCTCCGGGTCTGCGGCGATGGTCAGGAAGCTGCATGAGTGCTTGTAAGCGGATACGATCAGTTCTGACGTGGCCACGTCCAATTGGTTGTCCTCGAACAGGTCGTTGACGCCCATCGTGTCGTCGCCGGATACGCTGAACCCTTCCAGGTCGCTCAGGTCGCTCAATGATCGGACGGCCAGTTCGGGCCATCCGATCATCGCCTCGACCTTGTTTTTGATCTGGTCGGGGATGGAGATTCCGAAGTCTTTGAATCGTTCCTTGCAGTCGTAGTAGGCTCCGCGGATCAGGTTGCGTGGGTATTTCTCACGCCACACGCGCAACAGTTCGTGGATGATGGGCATGTCCTCGTCGTCGACGCCGAGGATGGTGCCGACGTTTCCGCTTGCGGTGTCGAGGTAGCTGCTGCCGGTGAATTTCGGAGCGACACTTACCGTTGTGCCGTCGGCCATGTAGAACACCATCAGAACATCACCTCCTGTCGTCTTCCCGGATGTCGTTTCGTCGTGAACGCCCCATACAGGGCGAGAGTGGTGGACACGAGCGGCGTGATGTCGACATCGCTGCCGAGTTTGTTCCAGGCGATCGCGCCGGACTGTCCAAGAGGCCGCGTGGTGGCGCCCTTGACGGCTGCGGCCAGCTGCGGCTGGTATTCGTCCCGTGGATGCTTGAGCGTTCCGGCCTTGAGCATGTCGAGGAAGCGTCCGCACGCGCGGCCCATCTCCTGCATGTTCGTCACCGTGACCCTCACATGCGCCTTCTTCAGTTCGGGCAGCAGGCTCATAGCGGGCGACTGCGCGTCGATGACCACGCTGGCGGTCTTCGGCCAATGTTCGGCGAGCCAGTCCACGGCCCACATGGTTCCCGCCTGCCGTGCGTCCTTGATGTTCGCCATCTGGATGACGGCCGAACCGTCCGCGTACCGTAGCGCGGCTCCGATGGTCAGCACGCTCCTGTCCGGAGGCATGTCGATGCCGAAGCTCACGGTTCCCCCATCAGGCACGTCGTCGATGGCCGCGGCCTGCCACAGGTCCGGGCTGATGGCGTACGCGGTGGCGGTCTCATCCCATATGCCAAGCGCCTCGCGACGGAATGAATCTTCCGACAGGTTGTTGCGCATGCGCATGATTGCCTGTTCGCTTGTACGTTTCGGATAGCTGGGATTCGCTTTAGCCCACTGTTCGCGGTCGTCCGGATCCGCATCCTTGTCGGCGGCGAGCTCCACGTAGAGGAGGTTCCCGTCATGGTTCAACGCGTGCATGCGCTTCTCCGTGAACGCATCGCACTGGTCTCCCGGCTTGGGTGGATTGCCCATATACACGACCAGGGGATTAGGACTCGTGTTCAAAACCGGAATCATGTTGTCCATCGCGCGCACTGTGAGGATCTGCGCTTCGTCGAACACGGCCACGTCCACGCTGTGCAATCCTCGGCCGAAACCGTTTTCGCGGGCGCCGAACATGATGCGGCTGCCGGACGTGAACGTGATCTCCTGTTGGCCGTTTGCTCTGCGGATGCGTTCCACGTACCGGCCGAGCACTGGATTGTGCTCCATCTCGCACATGTCCGCGAATGTCTCGTCGCTGGTGCGCGTATGGTGGGCGGTCCAGATGGCTTTCAGGTTCGGTGTGAGTATCGCCTTGAGGAACAACGCGGTGCCGACGGTGAAGGTCTTGCCGATCTGCCTGCAGCTGGACAGCACGGCGCCGTCCGCGCCACACGCGTACTTGCCTTCCGCGTTCTTGGCGAACAGAAGCCACAAGAAGCCCTGCTGCCACAAGTCGAAACGGATGCCGGCCTTGCGCGCGGCTTTGTTGATTCGAGTGAACTCGCTGCCGACGATGCCTTCCGGCTGGCGGAGGACCTTGGCGATTTCAGACAATCGACGCTCCGACATCGTCCGTCACCTCGTCTTCCTCATCGTCCAGCAGGTCGGTCAGACCGCCGCCTTGGAGCGATTCGATGCGTTCGCATACGTCGATGAGCTGGCGGCTGATCGCGGGCAGCGCGTTCGCCGGCGTCGTGGGATCGGCCATGGCCTTGAGCAGCAGGTCACGGTTGTCTCGCAGTATGTCCAGCATGCTGCCGTCCATCATCCGTTCGAAGCTCCGCTGGTCGAGATCCTGCTCCGGCTTCTGTTTCGTTTCCATGGCTTTGACGGGCGGCTTACTGTTCCGGTCCTGTGCGGGCCTGTTCTTTTTCCGACGATAATCGGCTTTCTGGCGGCAGGACTTGGAACAGTACTTCTGAGGCCGCCCATGGCCGGAAGGCTGGAATTCCTTGCCGCAGAGTTCGCACTTCATCGGCGCTTCCCTCGCTTTCCGACCTTTCGTTGTTTCCCTGTTTCCGACGTTTGCATTCCGGGAGGGATATCGGCACTGCACCCGAGGCGACCGGGAGGGGGCATACCCGGGGTCCCCGCCCTGGTATCGGAGTCAGATGCCGAACGTTTCGAACGGCATCGAGCTTGCTTTCACTTCCTGTCTGCCAGCCAGCAGCGCTCGTGCGTGTTCGTCTGTCTTGTCGCTCTTCATCCTGTTGCATCTGCGGTGCGTGAGCCTGCAGTTAGTGAAGCTGTATGGATCACCGCCACGTGAGACCGGTACGAGCTCGTCGACTTCGGCGCTCATCGGATGTGGTGTCTTCAATGTCTTGTCGACTGGCTTGCCACAGATGGCACACACGTCGTATGCGGCCAGCACTCTTGCCCTGAGCTGTCTGCGCCGCCAGCCGTTGCTGACACGCTCGTTACGCCGCTTGCTCATGTGGCCTCCCCACATGTATGAGCCCCGGGGTGTCATGGATGCATCAATGATTATCTTCGCCGTTGGCTTGCTGGAATGCCGGTATAGGGGCTCCCGTATATGGACACTCCCGTGTCTTGTAGGGGCTCCCCATCATCTGCGAATACCCCTACCCCGGGTTTGTTTCATGGGTGCCTTCGGCGGGATTCGAACCCGCGTCCACACGCGGCCACAAGGAAGAGAATCCAATAAAGACTCGCGGCCGGTACGATCTACCACTGATTCCTACGAAGGCATACCGGCAGGCGGATTTGAGCATCACCACATCACGGAAGCACGGGATTGGCTTGCCTGCCACATTGGGGTATGTCCACTCTGACGGGAGTGGGCGGAGCGTGTCCGATATGCCGTTCGGACAGGACGGTGTTACGCAACCCAAGGAGTTAGGAGAATCCAAGGTGGATATGAAAAGGGTTCAAACCGCATGTCTTCGGTTTGAACCCTCTAATCCACTGACAATTGTGCGTTGCACTTTCGATTTTGTCAAATCGAGTCGCGTCGCACGACCTGTCCATGCACGTCGGAAAGCCTGTACAACGGCTGCCCCTTCACGTTTTCACCAACCGGCTGGAGCCTGCCGCGCTTGCGCCATGAGCGAATCGTGTTCGCATTGCACTGGAATCCGCATTCGCGCAGCAGCTCCGCGCACTCCCCCGCCGTGAACGCGCGTCCCGACCGAACGCATTCCCTCAGAAACCCCAACCGCACATCCGCCACAAGGTAAGTGTTGCCACACACGGGACATGCAACGCTTACCGCGCCGACCGCCGCTGTCAATTCGACTCCGCACAGCGGGTTCGGGCATCTTCCGATGCCATGTTTCGCAGGCGGCACGTCGATGATGTCCAGCGTCTTTCGAACCATCGACTCCCACTCATGGTAGAAGTCGGCGATATCAGGCATGCGGCGCAGTCGAGGACTGCCGGCGCAGACACGCAGCATGTCCACCAGCGGCGGATGCACGCCACAGGTAGCCCAAGGCATGGCAGGCGGAGCATACAACCGGCGCCAGAGTGCGATCACGGCATCCTCGATGTCCTGCATGTGGTCGAGCACCGGCAATCGGATTGGCGTCGGCGCGGCTGGAAGGTTGACGCGTCCAGGCTGGCGGCCTCCGTAATGCGCGGTCGAGTCCAGGAACTCATGCAGCGAATCCAACCATGATGGATATTCCCGCAGCCAGCCGCGCATCAGCCCATCGCATCTCGCGCACATGGTGTCGCCGACAGCGCATCCTCCGCCGCAGACGAGGCACACACCGGCGAGCGCTGGTGTTGTTTGGCTGGTGTTTGTTGTGGTGTTGGTGGTGGTTGGTTGGGATTCGTTGGTTGGTTCGTACATTTGTTCGATTCCCTCCGGCGTGGTAGTCTGGTTTGTGGTAATGCCAGAGCCCGGCCGGAAGGTCGGGTTCTTTGTTTATTCGGTGGCGGAGTCCTGTTCTTCAAGGTCGACGTGTTCGAGCTTGGCTCTATGGCGGAGCAGACCGGCGTATTCGTCCATGACATCAAGCTGCCTGCTCAACAAAGTGATCGGACAGACGAGCTCGAAGTCAAGCGTGCCATCCGCATACCGCTGCAGCATGTCCCTGAGCCTGCCGGCGCGGACGGTCAACTCCCGGTACTCGACACGCATGCGGTCCTGGTAGCCGGAGGCCTTGGCGCTCGCGGGTTCCGCTTGGTCGGCGGCGGCGAGCACTTCGATGGCTTGGCGCAGGTATCCGTCGCGGATCCATTTGGATGCGGTCCGCCATTCCTCGTGGATGATTTCGGTGGAGTCCTTGCGGAGCGCCCATTTGAGCCCGAACAGACGTTCGGCGACGGCTTCGGTTCTCGCGTCGATCGGCGGCAGTGGCGGTTCCAGTGTTTCCTCGCTCATTTCGATTCCTTTCTCTGTTGATTGTGCATGGTCTTCCAGGTCTTGTGTCGCAGCAGCCACACCACCCATTCGGGCAGTTCGGTCCAGATGGTCAGATGTGAGGACGCGGCGTATAGCTTCCACCACCTGCCGCAGATGACGCAATGCTCTATCCTGCGCAGGCTGTCCTCGTATTGCGCCGGACCTATGCCGTTGCTCGCGCAGATGAATATCCCGACCGCGCTACGGCATGCATGCGGCGAGCGCCTCCCGAATCTTGTCCCTGGCATTGAGATAGGCGTGGTATCGAATCGACGCGCTTTCCTCAAGAGATCGATTGCCATAACACATCCCCGCGCTCGCCGCCTCGTATTCCTGGGCGATGAGTTTGTTGAGTGTATTGATGGCGATGTCTGCTTCACTGTCTTTCATTTCGTTTCCCTTCGTATTTGCTGGATGATCGTCTCGTATGGTTTGCGGTGGAAGATGCGTATCCACCATTCGGGGCGGCGGCCCCATATGGTTTTGACTTCGGTGAGAGGAAACCATGATACGTACCATTTTTGGCAATTTCCGCAGTACAGCACCTCGCCTTCCTCCTTCGGTCTGGGATGCTCATGGTCGAACGCTGGCGGCCTTGGCACCAAATAACTTCGATTGCTCATTTTGTGTCCTTGAGTGTGATGCGTTTCATTCCTTCGCCGCCTTCATTTCTTGGACTTCACCGTCGAAAAAATCGATGATGAGATTGCAGATGGCGACCGCCGACGTTTTGAGCTGGGCTTTTTCCTCTTCGTTTTCGGCTTTGATGGCGAAAACGCCATCCTTGCTGTTGAAATTGATTCTCATTTCGTGTCCTTCGTGGTTGGGCGGACGGTGAATGCGACGAGTCCGGTCTCGGCATTGAACACCTTGACCGGCTCGCCAGTCCTCAAGGACATGGACTGCGCGTAGTCGCCAGCATCGTCGATGTTCTCGAACGTTCTGACGCCTTCCGTGGTGACGACGTTGTAGCTCATCTTGCCGGCTCCTTGTCTGCACCGCTCACATGGCTCCAGTCGCATGACAGGCCGCCCCTCTGGTAGCCCGCGTAGACGACGCAGTCCACTTTCCTCGTGTCGGACAGTGTGACGATGCATTCCTTGATGTCGTCGCCGGACCTTTTGGAGCATGTGGTGCCGGTGGCGGCGATGGCGGGGGCCGGGGTCGACGTCTTGGACGCGCTCCCGCATCCTGCGAGCGCGAGGAGGAATACCGGTGTGAGCAGGAACATGGTGATGGCGGTCAGGCCGATGCCGGCGAGCGCGAGTGGTTTGCGTTTTCTCATTTCGAGTGTTTCCTTTCTTGTCTGGTGGCTTCCGTGTTCCATGCGCGGATGGCTTCTTTGAGGTCGTCGTGGCGGGTGAGGATGAGGATGCCGTGGCGTTCGCAGGAGCATGCCCAGAACTGTCGTATGGCGGATGTTTTCCGGTTGACGGCCCAGGCGATCCGGTCGAAGCTGATGTTCCGGCTGCCGCAGGTCGGGCATGGCACTGGTTTGTGCCATTTGCGCGGTCGTGTCTCTTTCGGGTGGCCCATTGTCTTTCATTCCTTTCCGTAGATGGCGAGGCTTCGTATGCCGTCGCTCATGCTGTTGGAACATGTGTTCGGATCGTGGGAGATGATGTCGTTTCCGATGCCCTGGAAGCGGAGGGTGGCGGTGCCGTCCGGCCGGCGGATGAGTTCGAGCCGGCCGTCGATGACGACGTCCTGGTCGGTGCGGGCGATGCAGCGGCGGCCGATCAGGATGGCCGGGTCGGCCGACCGCCACTTGTGCAATGGGACGATGATGCTCATTCCCGGCCACCCATCCAGCCGATCAGGAAGGCGAGCGCCAGGAGGATTATCGCGGTGTGGCTCATGCCGTTCCTCCGATCTCCGGGCTGGCCAGCATCTCGGTGATCGCGTCCTTGGCTATCAGGCGCCATGGTTCGCGGCCGTCGTCGTCGAGGTTTTCCCACGTGAGGTGTTTGCGGTGGCCGTTGGCGTGGAATCGGTTGTAGATGGCGTGCGCGACGGCGTATTGCGTGTCGAGGCTGATGACGAGCTGGTCTTGCTGGTCTTCGGTCATTGGTAGGTCTCCGGTCTTGGCGGTGCGAGCAGTGCGGCGATCGCGTAGCTGGCGAGGCTGGTGGCGAGCGCCGCGATGGTCAGTGCGGTGTGGATGGCGAGCCACGTGATTGGTGTCCACTGGTGGAGCGCCTGTCCGATGATCGCCCTGATGACGGCGTGCGGGATGAGCAGCAGCGCGAGGAGGGTGAACAGCGTGGCCATGGCGTCTCCGAGCCGGTCGGCGAGGTGGCTGATGGTCTTTCTCACTTGTGGTCTCCCGTCTTGACGGCGAGTGTCTCGAGCATGGCCTTGTAGTCTTTGATGTCGCGTGCGATGCAGGATTTCACCCGGTGCGGGCCGCTGTCGCCCTGGTATGGATCCGGGGCGCCGAGCACGGTGACGAGTCGGCGGATGGTGGCCATGTCGTATTTGCGGTAGGTGAGCCACGCGTCAGGGTTGAGGTTGAGTCGGCGGAGGAAGTCAAGGTCGAAGTCCACGTTGGTCCCCGCGGGGACGAGGGAGAAGCGCTGGGAGAGCGAGTCAAGGAATTCCTCCACGGCGTTGGCCACGACGACCATGCTGTCATTGCGCACGGAGCCTCCCATGAGTTCGAACAGCAGGCCGTTGTCGGTGTGCATGGAGAAGGCGACGGGGCTCATGGACAGGAGGTCGAGTCTGTCCGGGCGGATGATGCGGGACAATGATCCGAACTTTTGTTCGCCCAGCATGTCGGTACATTCCATACCGATCTCCAATGGCAGGCTTTTGCGCCTGTCCACGCCTGTGGTCTCAAAGTCAATCCACAGCAGCGCCTCCGGTTTGCCGTTATTCTCGTGCATTTGTCATTCCTTCCGTTTGAATTGTCAATGTTTCGCGCATGGTCAATGGTGTGGCCGTGCCGTCCTGGTTGAGCCAGAGCCATCTCCCCTGCCAGTCGCGCACGGGGGTGGAGAGAGGATCTATGCCGAGCGGGACGATCAGTCCAAGCCGTTCGGCCTCAGCCACATGCTGGTGGACCCACCCATGGCAGCCGGTCGTCCCCGAGCCGCACAGCTCGATGATGTTGACGGGACTATGCCGCACATCCGGATTCGCCGCGCGGCGCAGTTGCCGATGATGGCCGCTTCGTCCGGGCCAGCGAGCCGGATCGTGGATGTTCGCCCCGCAGCGCAGGCAATGCCAGCCCTGGCGTTCCAAAGCGATGCGCTTCGAGTCCTCGAACTCACTCACAACGCGCTCCTTCCTGCATCAGGCCGTTGACCAGCACCAGACATGAAGTGCAGTTCGTTCTTAGTCCGGAGGCCATCGCGGCGATGCCGTTATCGGCCTTGCCGCCGGCGAGCGCCTGGAGTTCGATGTTCGCCGCGGTTTCCGCGGTGTCGGTGATGAGTTGAGCGAGTCTGTTGATCTGTTCCTTGGTCATTCGTCTTCCTCCTCGTCTTCTTCCGTGATGGCGGCAGCAAGCTGGTCGAGGTGTTCGGTCTCGTCGTCGGATGGCTCATAGCCGAGGTCTTGGAGGATCAGGTAATAGCCGGGGATGCGGCGGCTGACGTTGTCGTCGCCACTCCAGTCCCAGTCATTTGGGCTGATGAACCATTCGATTCTGGCGGTGAGGATCATGACCGCGTATGTCGGCCAGTCCGGTGAGTCGAGGTGCGTGTGGAGTTCCGCGAGCGCCTGTTCCGGTTTGATGCCGGCGATGGCGGCGAACTGTTCCCGGGCGCATGCGGCGTCGTTCCAGGTGTGTAGGTCTTTGGTGAAGCCGGTCGGGTCCGGGTCAATTGTCTGCAGGAGTCCGAGCCTTGCCGTGGTCTCGATGAGCTTGGCGCGCTTGATGGCATGGAGATGGCCGTGGAGCCATGCCATGCGCTTGTCAGCCGTCGTGGCGGCGTATTCCTCGAGCACGTGCTGTCGGGCGTCGCGTTCGGCCTGTTAGGCGGCTCGCTGGGCTTCCTTTTCGGCTTCGGCGGCCGCATCACGACGATCCCAGAGGTATATCGTCTGCGTCGCTTCATGGACGGAGACCGCGTCTGGATTCTGCTTGCGGAGCTCTTCGATGGTTTCTTCCGGAGTGCCCGCGGCGGGGAAGATGGCGCCGGAGTAACGCCATTCGGAATCCGAGAAGGTCTCTCCGGGATCCTCGATGACGTTGAGACCGGTGGTGCCGGTGGCGAGGAGCGCGGAGACATCGGCGAACCACTGGCTCCGGCGATCTTCCACTTCGATGTTGTGGAGGATGTAGTCGAAGTTCGAGGTCCCCGCGGCGTGCGCGAGGCGTTCCTGACGGTCCGGCTGGCCGTCGTATCGTGCGATGGCCATGAGTTGGCCGATGGTGAGCTGGTCGAAGTCGTCGCGTGTCTTCCTGACGTCCGCCTTGATGCTCGCCGCTTTCGCTCTGTCACGCACATAGTCGGCGCTTCGGCCGAGCCTGTGCGCGACGGCGGCGGTGGTGGCTCCGAGGTCGAGCATGCCCTGGATGGCGTCGGCCTCCTCGAGGACGGTGAGCTGTTCGCGCTGGCAGTTTTCGGTGACCATGGCCTCCAACTGCTGCAACGGGTCTAAGTCAAGCACGAAACACGGCACGGCTCCGGTGCCGGCCTGCTTGCATGCGGCGAGACGACGATGGCCGGCGATGACACGATAGCGCTCGCCGTTGGGTACGACGGAGAGCGGCGAGAGCAGGCCGTTGGCTTTGATGCTGGCCGCGAGGTCGGTCACGTCGCCGATCTGCTTTCGTGGATTGTCCGGGTGGGGGTCGATGAGGCTGGTGTTGATGAGCTTGATTTCGTTGCTTTGGTAGTTGCTCATTGCTTCTCCTTGCTGGTTTCTTGGTTGTTGAGTTCGTCTGCGCACGCCTGGCATGCCTTCCACCATTCGCTTGGGTTGCCGTTGCGGAGGCTTCCGGTGTGGTCGTATTCGTCCTCGTGCGGATCCATGAGCTGGTGGACGTGTTCGCAGTTCCAGGTGTGCTTGTGGATTGGCGGCGGCGAGATTGGCTCGGGTGCCCAGGTCTCCCATTGGTCGCGGAGCCATGTGCTGAGCCGTGGGACTTGGCGCGGTGGGATGCGGCCGTCGTTGACGGCCCGCTTGTAGCGGCGGAGCGCGGCTTGGAGCCGGGCGAGCTGGACGGGGTCTCCGGTGATCGTCTCGACGAGGTCCCGCGCTTCGCGTTCGGCCTTGCGGCCTTTCGCGCCGATGGTGCCGGGGTAGGTTTCGGCGATGGCGGCGAAGGCGTCCGGCGTTTCGCTGGCGGTTTGCTTCGCGGTGCCGGCGGGAGGGGTCGGAGAGGGTATATCGGTATCGGTATCGGTTTTATGCCATGTTTTTGCTTGGCTGTCCTCTAGCAACTTGCTAGACGGTTTGCTACCTGTCTCGCTACTGTTTTGCTCTCCGTTTGCTTGGCTGTTTTCTGGCAAGTCGCCAAACGTTTGCTTGGCTTTCTGGTTGGCCGCCTTGCGGCGTCCTCCCTTACTTCCCGCCTTGCGGCGCGCCTCGCGTTGCTCTTCGGTCAACACTCGGGGCTCCCTGCAGATGCCTTCGGCATAGACCGGACGCCATCCTCCGTCGTGCTCCTCCATGAGGCCCGAGTCGATGAGCTGCTGCAGCTGCTTCATGGTGCCGCCGGCGTCCTTGAGATCGAGCTTGTCGAAGTGGCCTGGGTACGCGGCCGGATCCTTGGCCTGCATCGAAACGCCTTTGGAGTGGATGACGCACAGCTTGACCCACAGTCCCACGGTGGCGAGCGGCAGGCGGCGGATGCGCCTGTCGTCGGCCATCTGGTCGTCGATGATGAACCACATATCTCTCTTGCTCCTTCCGTGGTTCAGTCGATCTCGCCGGTGTCCGGATCGACGGTCGCCTCCACGTCGCCGTCGTCCATGTCGAGGCTGCGGCGCAGATCGTCGATGAGGATCATCTGCCGTGACGTGGCGGGCTTCGCGCACATGTTCTCCATGGCCAGTCCCGCGTCGAGGATGCGCTGCGCGAGGTCCGCGCAGTCGTACACGGCTTCGGTGATGGCGTGGATGCCGCCCCACTTGTCGATGTGCTCCTGCTTGTTTTTGGTGTCCATGACGTTGCGGCATGCCTTGAGCACGACGGCCGCGGCCTTGGTGACCTGCTGGGTCTTGCCGATGAGGTCGATGAGCGTGTCGGGCGTGGCCTCCTGCGGGATGAGCGCCTGTTGTTCGCTGGCTTTCATTGCTGCTCCTTAGAATTCCGGTTCCGGATCGGGTTTGCCGAAGTCTCCGAATGATGACTGGTCGTCCGACGGCGCGCCCCACGGATCATCGGCCGGAGGCTGCGCCGGCTGTTGCGACCGTTGGCTCCAGCCGCCCGCTCCGGTGTTGACGGTCGGCGTCTGCGCGGCGGGATTGCCGTAGACGGGACCTTGCGGCTGTCGGCTGATGCGGCTGACCTGCGCGGTGGCGTAGCGCAGGCTCGGGCCGATCTCGTCAACCTGCAGTTCCATGACGGTGCGGTTCGAGCCGTCCTGTGCCTGGTAGGAATGCTGTTGGAGGCGTCCCTGCGCGATTACGCGCATGCCCTTCGCAAGGCTCTGCGCGCAATGCGAGGCCATGTCACGCCATGCCGAGCAGCGCATGAACAGCGCAGGCCCATCCTCGTACTGGCCGGTCTGCTTGTTATAGACGCGCGCGGTGTTTGCGATGGTGAAGCTGGCGACCTGCGCGCCCTGGCCGGTGGTTCTCAGTTCCGGATCCGCGGTGAGGTTGCCGACGATGGTGATGACGGTCTCCCCGATGGCCATGTCACTCCCCTCTCACGTATCCGGCCGGTTCCGGGCCGAGTTGGCTTGGATCCTTGGCCTTCCACGCGCATTTCGCGCGCAGGCATCCGGCCTCGCGGTCGATGACGATCTCGCCGAAGCGCGCCGGCGCGACCATGGTGAGGTTCCAGCCACGGTCGCGGTTGAGCGCGCTGATGGTCTCATACAGTTCTCCGATCAGTTCGGCGGACGTCATGCCGACGCTGGCGGGTGTGAGCGGCCATTCGAACCACTTCTCGCCTTCCGGCCTGCTTGGTGTTTTACTTGGCAACGTTTGCCTCCTTTGGATTGATGTCGTGCCGGGGCGCGGATTCGAACCGCGCATCCATCCGCCGACGTGACCTCAACACGCCGATCCATGGCGCCCGCATCCTGTCGCGGGCCCCGGCGAAAGGCCGGACGGGAGGAGAAGAGAGAAGATGACCCGTCCGGCCGGTTTTAACGTCTTTTCCTTGACGCGCGGGCGGTTCCCGCATGGACGCGCATGACGAACCACGTCCATGCCGCAATGTGTGCGGAACCGTCCAAGTCCTTCACTTCTGCTCCAGCCATCGCATGACGCGGGGATCCGAGCAGATGCGGCACGTGACGACGGCCGCGGGGATGAGCACCGCGATCGGCGCGGCGATGAGGTGTTCGATGGGATGCGTGCAGGCCGGTGTGCAGTACAGCACCCAGATGGCGGCGATCCAGATGGCGGCGACGAGCTGGCAGAGGATGGCGTGTGCGAGCTTGGTCATGATTCCTCCTCGTCCATCTCGCGCAGCAGACGGCCGATGCTGGTCTGCAGCGATTCGAGCGCTGCGCGGCTGATGGTCACTCCGGCGAGGTGGCCTTCGTCGGTGATGATGCTGATTCGCGCGGCCTTGACGTCGGCTCCGCACTTGTGGTCGCGGATGACCATGACGGCGGAGTGGTCTTTCGGCTTGGATTCCTTGCGCATGTTTGCCTCCTTAGCGCCGGCGCGTCCCGGCGTTGGCATCGAATTCTTCAATGGATGCGACGGACACCATGACCTTGCCGTGGTATCCGCTTGGCTGGCGCATCTTGATCCGTCCCGCTCTCGCCCATTTGCGGAGGGTCTTCTTGTCGACGCCGCCGAGCATCGCGCTGGCCTGTTTGAGACTGACCCAGCGTGGCGCGTATGCCGTCTGCCGGACGGCTTCCTTGGCGATCTCGTGAGCGAGCGCGACCGTATCGATCAATGGCTGGCTTGTTTCTCGCATGCGTTTCTCCTCTCCCCTATTTGTGATGTGTCAAGCGGCGTCAGCGAGCGCCGGCTGCCTTTTCGATGCGCTCTCATTTGAGGGCCTTCCTGCCGAGTGGGAGAATGAGCAGACCCGCGCAAAGAAGGGAGGTGATAATATGCAACGCGATCCAGTGAATTCCGCTAATGACGCGAAGGCCCACGCACAATCCGGAAACATTCAGCAGGCCATCGTGTCGCTGGCCGATGCCGTGCAGGGCATCGCCGAATACCAGCGGTACATCCGGAACGACCAGTTGAAAATCAAACGTGCGCTGAACATCAGCTGACGTTGGACCGTCCGCGTGAGAGAGTTCCAATTCCTCGCGGACGGCTTTCCCTATCGCGCCAAGCATCGCCGGGTGCAGGCGTTCGAACTCCTCAACGGAAATCGGGTTCGTGGATTCGTCCGGCGGCTCAGCCGGAATGTTGATGCTCATTTCGGATTCTCCTTTCGATTCATGCGTCGGCGAGCGCCTTTTTTCTCTGAACTCGCCGCTAGAAATATGTCGATTCCGTCACGCCACTTCAGCGCTGGGGCGATTTTGTCCAAGACTCGAATCGGCCATTCTCGCTGATTACGCATGTATCGATTGAGGACAACACGATTAATTCCAGCGGCATCGGCGATGTCGGACTGGGTTATTCCAAGTCGGGCCATTCGAACTTTTATCGCCTGCGTTACGTATTCATTGCTTGTCACGTCACCTCCATTCCCCGAATATTCGGGATTTCATTCGATGCTTACCGGATATTCGGTGAACATAACCTCAATGTACTCCCGGATATTCGGGATGGCAAACCAGACACGCCGAATGGCAAAAAGATGTAACTTCCCAAGAATTCGAATACAGTCAGCAGTATGGATAGCAGTACTACACGCACCGACGCGGTGATTTGCCAATACATCAGCCAAGTAATGGAAGCCAGGGGCATTACGCAAGCCGATCTCTCCGCCGCTCTTGGAGGAAGGTCAAAAGGCTATATAAGCGACCGAGTACTTGGTAAAAGGAGTTGGGCAATCAGTGAACTTGACAGGCTCTCTCCTCTCTTTGGGCTACCAGATGCGCTCTCTCTGATTGCGGCAGCATGCGGTTCAATCTCAATCGATGCTGTTCGCGAGCGCCAAAACCAGATCACCGATGATCTCATCGACCGCATCGCCGCGCACCCCGAAGACTATGACATGGCCGCAAACAAGGATCCGAACGCACGCCTCGAAGCCGAGACGCCTGACGATTGATGGATTGAAAGGAACACGAATGACCGAATACAACCTGTATTGCGATGAGACATGTCACCTTGAGCATGATGATTCGAACAGCATGGCTCTGGGGGCCGTCATCGTGCCAAAAGAAAAACGCAAAGAGATATGCGTCAGAATCAAAGAAATCAAGCAGAAACATGGCATATGCGCCACGAATGAGGTGAAATGGGCAAAGGCACGAGACCGTATGCTGCCGCTCTATCTGGATCTCGTGGACTACTTCTTCGATGACGATGACATATCGTTCCGCGCGCTCCTCATCCCGGACAAGAATCTACTTGACCACGAGAAATACAATCAGGACCACAACACCTGGTATTACAAAATGTACTTCGAGATGCTCAAGGTCATCTTCGATCCAAAGCAAAGCTATAACGTGTTCGTCGACATCAAAGACACACACTCGAGTTTTCGAGTCAGCCAATTATGGGATGTCTGTTCGAACAACATGTACGATTACGATCACAGAATCATCCAGAAAATCCAGCCGATACGTTCCGACGAAGTACAGATCATGCAGCTCACCGATATACTCATCGGAGCAGTATGCCGTTCGCAGCGAAAACTGCCGGAACAGCATCAGAGCATGGCGAAGCGCCGAATCATCGAACGAATCATTCAACGGTCGGGATACAAACTAGACCGGAGCACACTGCTGAAGGAGACCAAGTTCAACTATTTCGTATGGAGGGCGAGATGAATCCGCATTGGCTGCCCGGATTGATTCCTTGGAATCAAGAGCACGGAGAGACATGGGAGCAGTATGAGCAACGACTGTTCCATGTATTCCAGAACGAGTTCAGAGAGTCCTTCCAATACGACGGGAAACCCGTACACTACAAAAGAATGCCCTACGACGGAATCTATCCGGAAGCCTTCATGCATCTGACCACATGCAATCAGGACAACTCCGGCTCACGGCTTCCGGATGCCGAACGCAGCGAACGCATCAGCTGGCCCAGACCAGTAGTGGAGCATCATCCGTTCTGCGAAATATGCGAATACGCCCAATGCACGCGGCCTTGGGTATGGAGGAAAAACGACAAGAACAAGGATCGAGTGAAGATATATCTTCCAAACCAACAATATCTCGTTGTTCTAGGAGAACGAAGGGATTACTGGGTACTCATAACCGCGTACTACGTAAACCGCCAATGGAGCATAGACAAGCTGGAAAAGGAATATAACTCCAGATTCAGCACAAAAATCCAATAAAAAACTAGAGCCGCCCGTTAAGGACGACTCCGAAGACTCCTTCTACAACATGTAGATGAGCTGATTCAAATATCACATACGACACTCCAACTGTCAAGCGGAACTTGACAAACAGCAAAAAAGTACTTCTCGAAAAACAATACTTTCGGAAGAGAGGAATGTGGATAACAAGACCGTTGCGGACCTTCATCGGAGCGCGGAATCCATGGGACTGTCAATCGTATCGCGCGACCTCCCACGCGACATATGCGGCCTGTACGACGACCGGCATGGGCTTATCCTATTGGCTGACTGGCTCAACCAGCGCCAGCGCCGCTGCACATTGTGCCACGAGCTCATACACGCCAGACACCACGACCCCGGATGCGGCAGCCAATACGGCATCAAATGCGAGCGCCGGTGTCGTAGGGAGACCGCGTTGGCGTTGATATCGCCGGTGGATTACGGCATGGCGGAGACGGTGTACGAGGGCAATACGTGGATGATGGCCGTGGAATTAAGTGTCACCATCCAAGTACTGTCAGATTATCGGCAGCTGCTCTACGATTCCGGCGTGTGTATGCAGTGAATACCACCAAGCGATTGTTCATGGGGGTACGATGGAGTGACCGGCATGGTCGCCAGAGAAGAAAAGAGAATCCAATGACCAACAACAATCCAAATCCGCAGCAGTTCCAGCCGCAACCGGTTCCACAACAGCAGCCGGCGCAACAACCGCCATTCGCGCAACAGCCGCATTTCCAGCAGCCGCAGCAGCCGGCGCCGCAGCAGCCGATGATGCAGCAGCCCTACCGGCAGCCGGCCGAGGAGAAGCATATGAGCGCGCTCGGCATCACCGCATTCGTTCTCGGCGTCATCGCACTCGTGCTCTCGTGGATCCCGATCGTCAACAATGTGGCGTTCGCCTTCGCCATTGCCGGCATCATCTTCGGCTGCTTCGCACTGTACGCCACCAGGAAGAACGGAAAGAAAAAGGGCCGCGGACTAGTCATCGCGGCAGTCATCATCTCCCTCATCAGCGGCGGAGTGGTCCTCTACACGCAATCCGTATACGGTGCCGCCGTGGACAGCGTGAGCAAGAGCATGGATGAGACAAGCAAGCAGATCCAGCACGATTCCGACAATTACGACAAGGGCATCGTCAACGAAGGCGCCAAGGAACTGAAGCTGCAGGTGACCATCAGCAACGGCAACGCAGAAGTGACCTACGGCAAGGATGGTGGCACCAGCAACGAGACCGCCGCTGGCCAATGGGAGAAGACCATCACCGGCGATGACGCCCAGAAGGACTGGACGCTCAGCGCCTATCCGTCCTTCGACATAGATAACGAGACTCCGGCCGACACGCAGGTGACCTGCACCATCACCGTGGACGGCAAGCAGGTCTCACACCAGGAAGCGACCGGCGACAACGCCAACGTGTACTGCAGTGCCTCCGACAAGCAGTGACAACTTATTCGACATAAAAAACGCACCCATCCACGACTTTTGCGGTTGGGTGCGTTTTTTCTAACGCCATCAGGGAAAGAGAGACAGCAAATGAAAACCACACAAAAGGCGATCGCCGCAATGCTCGCCATCATGTTCCCAATCGCACTGGCCGGAGGATGCGGCAGCCAGACCACATCCAGCCAGCCGGCAAGCGCCAATAGTCAAACCAACTCACAGGATTCCGGAGACGATTCGCAGGATTCCACCGATGGTGATGGTGGTTCTCCGCTTGCGGATGGTCTGGCTGGATCCTGCGAGGGCAGTGACCCGCGGTTGCCGAGTGTGAAGCTCGATACGAGCGCCGGATATCTCGGCGTGGAGATACCCGGAAATGACCAGATCAAGCCGGATGAATTCTATTCGTATGATCTGATGCTCACCAATGAAAACGGCGACTCCTGGATGGTGCAGCTATCCGATTACGTGTCGTCCGGTGAAACGAACCGCAGCGTCTTCAACATGCAGACGAACAAGAATCTGAATTATCCAGGCTGGAGCAATTCGGATGATGAGTCTACATTCTCCACGTCCATCCCAGACACGGCGATGCGCGGAACGTCGATGGACTGGCAGATGACGCTCAATATTGACGGCAACGACGTGGCCAAGTGCCCAACGGACGGCACAACGTCGCTTGAGTGATCGCGAATCATTCCGCTTCCAGCTCGGCTAGGCGTGCGCGAAGCTTGGCGATTTCCCTGTCCTTGTCGCTCTCGGCCGAGACTGTGGCGTCACTCTGAGGCGTGGCGATGCTGGCGGCCACCTTGTCGGCGAGCGCGCGCTGTCGGTCTTCGCTGAGTCGTTGATAGTGCATGGCCATGATGGCGGTGCTGTGTCCGGCTGCGGCCATGAGTTCGCGGACGGTGGCGCCCTGTTGGGCGAGCATGGTGAGTGCCGTGGAGCGGAGGTCGTGGAATCGGAGGTCTTCGCGTCCGGCCTGTCGTCGTGCTTTGATGTAGGCGTCGCGCATGGCGTCCGTGCTGATCGGCCTGTCATGGTCCAGCGGGCTGGGGAATATCCATGCGTCCGGCTGGTCGGCCACATATTCGGCGAGGTGCGCGCGGATTTCGGGGATGACGGCTTCGGGGATTGGTTCGGTGCGTTTGCTTCTGGCGGTCTTCGGCGGCCCGGCGATGACGCGGGCGCGGGTGAGTCTGGTGCGGCGGATGTGGATGAGACGGTTGTCGAGGTCGATGTCGCCGCGTTGGAGGGCGCAGACCTCGCCGATGCGCAGGCCTCCGCAGGAGATGGCGAGGGTGATGGCGAGCCGGAATTTGCGTGGCATGGCGTCGTGGATCCGCCGGAGCTGCTGTGGTGTGGCGGCGGGTGTCTCCTCCCTGGGCGCGGGCTTGCGCACCGGCATGACGAATGGTGATTTGGCGATGACGGCGAAGCCGTCCTGGTCCGGGGTCGCGGCGGCGTCGAGGATCTGGCGGAGCTTGGACAGCAGCTCTCGACCGACGTATGGGTGGTCCTTCGGCAGTGTGGCCGCATAGCGCTCGATGTCGGCCGAGGTGATCTTGCCGATCGGCATGCCGCCGAATGCATCGATGAGCCGTTTGACCGTGCATCGGATCCCGTAGATGGTGTTGACGTGCAGTCCTTCGCCCTCACGCGTCTCCAGCCATTTCGCGGCATACTCGCCGAATGTCAGGGCAGTGTCCTTGGCCTTGCGCTTGACGATGCGCTCCGGCTCCCACACGTCAGCCTCGATGCGCCGTCTCGCCCTGGTCAGCCATGCCGCGGCCTCGTCCCTGCCGTCCTGCGTGCAGGGGAAGGTGGCCGTCTGGCGGTTCGGCAGGTCCGGCCATTCCGAAAAGGCAGATACTGGCGTAAGATAGGAGGCCTCTATCCATTTCGGATTGGCCTTGCTTGGCTTGACGACGATCTTGCCGAACTTCCTGACCATGACACATCCCCCGGTTGAGGTGGTGGAGCTTTACCACTCGAATTACCACTCCAATTGTGGCGTATGAGTCTATTTTTGGTCAAAAATTCCCGCGTTTCAAAATGGCGTATCGATGATATGTACGCTGGAAACGGCTTGATTCCAACGTTTTTGTGGAGCGCGCGTCGGCGAGCGCTATTTGTTCCAGTTTTCCCAGCAGA